GAACTGGTAGCGTCCACGTTGCTCCTAATCTCTACCACCATGCGAACAGACCACAACCCCGTCCCCACCAGCCTCTCCTCGGCACTCTCGGCAAAACAGACAATCCCGTTTTTCTCATAAGCACCATCGTTTATGCCGGTCAAGGCGTCGTAGTCGGCGGAGTAAGTGGACCAAAAACTGGACTCCTCAATTACCTCCTTGATTGCTAACTCCAGTTTGGAGTCAACGTTGTTGTATGGTGATGCCATGTTATTCGTTTAATCCTGCCATCTGGTAGGAAACCATTTTGCCGTCCGACAATGCCCGGGCATGGATGCGAAACACCTTGCTGTTTAGCCGGGTGTCATGGGTGGCGGTGATTGTTACGGTATCGCCAATGTCCGGGAGTGTGGTAAAGTCTGCCGCTTTAATTGTTAACTCCACCGAGAAATCCGGGATTAACCCACCCGGTTCCAAGTTGTTCTCCTCCGACACTTCCCCCAGGTATCCGGTGTAGGAGGTGCCACCAAATGTAAAGGTGGTGGTCCAGTCAGCCCGGACATTTTCAAAGTCGGTTTGCAGTTGTGATACCAGGCTCATCTTAAATTAAAAAAGGGAGAGGAGGATAACCCCCTCCCCCCATGCACTAACTATTTAACCCTTATGCTATCACATAATCGTCACACTTGGAGAACGATTGCCCGTGTCTAACGGCAATGTCCGCCCAAATTGCAACGACCAGTTTAACCAGCCGATATTCCGCCTTTGAATAGGGGTCTATGGTTATGTCCACCCCTTGCCAGTGACCAATCAGGAGGTCTGACCAATTGCCAAAGATAACCGTGGCAGTTGATGGGGCCGGCACCTGGTTGCTCAAGTGCATAGGATAACCGTTAACCATTCCATTCTCGTAGATGAACCGTGCCGTATTGGTGGCAATCTCGGTAACTTTCATCTTCGCAATGACTCCCGCCCCTGCAATATAGGAGAGGGACCCGCTCAACGCATTGTCAACCGCAACCTCTTTTTCCATGTTCACAACGTCCGCGTAAGGGGATGATGTTGCTGCAACATCGGCAACGTTGGTCTGGCCGGTAATGCCCGTGGGTTGTTCTGTCCCCGTGCCTGAAATGGCAGCAAGGTCCTCGGCAATCGCCAGGACTTTCACCATGTCGTCACGGATTAAACCCTCCACGTCCATTGAACCCTGGGCCAACAACTGCTTGCTAACCTCACTGTAAGTGCCGAGCGACTTGGGTGAGAGTGTCACCTGGTCAAATGTCGCTTGAGACTCGGTTATGGCAGTGGTTTCGTCCGTTAGCCAATAGCCGGTTGCGTTTGTGGCAAGTCTTGGAATCGCCACATCGCCGACCAAGCCGTTAAGCACGGTGGCACCGGTTTGCTGGACAACGGATTTATTCCGCAAGGCATCAATGAAGTTGGTTCCGAGCAGGTCCGTTGCTACCGCGCCGGCCCCACCAACAGCAGTGGAAACATCGCGCTTGGCAAAACTTGATTTTGCCAACACATCGGTGGGAATAATCAGGCCAGGATTTGGCCGCCCATAACGTTTGGCTGCCGCTTCGCTAACTTCACCCTCGAAACCACTCACCCGGCCCGTTTCGCAATAGGACCTAACAGCACGCAACAGGGAGAAGTCCTTGGCCTCCTTATCGGTCAAGCCGATTTCACCCGTGTCCTGCTTGGTGGGTTCGTTCTTCAAATGGTTATCAAGTATCCACCGGGAAAACTCCCCAGCAGTCTTGCCGTCCTGGATTGCGTTATACGCATCATCCATGCAGTTGTAACGGGCACCCAGGCCCGTTAACTCCTTGGAACGTTTCAACTCGGCATTGCGGGTGTTCTCCGCGATAACCTCAACGTTAGGAGTCTCTCTTTCTTGGACTACTTCAGACATAATAATTTTTTCCTTTTGTTGTGGTTGTTCTACGGCTACACCACGGCCAACTCCAACCGAGGGGTCCGCTGGCACCGGCACAACGGATAGCTCTAGCGGCAGGAACCGAGTGACACGGAGAGTATCCAAACCCTCCTCCGCCCGTTCCCTCACCGTCTTGAGGACATGATAGCCGATACTCGTTAACCGACGAATCCCGTCTTTCACGTCCCGGTAAATTTCCTGCGCCCTTTCAGACTTGGAGAAACGCACCACGGCGCGTCCCACCTTGTCCTTGTCTATTCGGGCTGATTCAACCACACCAATCTGGTCATCGGTTTTGTGGTTTAATAAAAGTGGTGCCCCGTTGTTTAGACGGGTTAAATCTGCACTGCCCTCGGAATGGTCGAGGACTTCCATGTAACCATCCCGCTCAACGGGTAGCTCGGAACTAAAGGCCAACTCCACTAGGTTGTCCTGCTCCAAGGCACGGGCCTCCGCCTGGATGGAACGATGTGACAAAGCCTTGGCATTGCCCCGGGCCGGCTCCTCCTCCTCGGTCTCCCCGGCCTCCTCGGGTTCCTCAACCTCGGGGGCGGTTTCCTCCTCGGGTTCCGGGGGGTTCTTCTCCATGATGATGGTCAAGGAGGTGGCATCCTCCTGGACATCCACAATGTGCCGCGCTTCTTTTACTTCACTCATCTGATTGCAAGGGTACGGTTTCGGGTTGCTGTTTCAAATCGTCGCCAAAGGTCAACCCCTTCTCCTCGGCCAATTGTTTGTCCATTGCAATTTGGTCAAACACGTCCTCCACATCTCCCCCACTCTCGGCAACAATGGACCGGCGAGATTTTAACCCGGCCTCAACTGCCTGGACATTGGCTTGCAAATCCTTGAGAGGGTCCACCCATGCCCACCGTCTCGGTTTCCATTGCGGCGCGTTCATCTTGTCAAAGCGATTTATGTTAAATGGGAAATGGTTTGCCAATATGCTTGACTCCAACCAGGACTCAAAAACCGGGCCAACAAGTGTGTCCGTGAACCATTGTTGAACCTTTTTGAAGTGTTCCCTCTCCTCCAACACCCCTGCCCGGATGCTTGAATAGTTCACACCCTCCAGGTCATTTGCCAACATATTGTAAGAAACACCCAGGCCGGCGGAGATGCCACGGAGACAGGTTTTAACAAAGTCCCTGTAGGCTGTCGTTGGGTGGGACGGGTTCCACTCCTGGAACTTCATGCCGCTTGGCAATTCTTCAATGGTTCCAGGTTCAGCCTCCATTAACACGTTGAGGTCCGCCGGGTCCGACTCCCCGGTGTATCCCTCGGAGTTTTCCTTGAGCAACCACCCCATCTTACAACTTGAAACTCGGGCCGCCACAACCTCTGCCTCCTCGTAGCCGGACAACTGTTGCAACCTTGTCATTGCCGAGACCATCCAGGGGACTCCACGGGTTTGGCTTATTCTCTCCTGGTTGAATATGTGCAAAATCTCGTTGGCCGGGATGCGTTGCCTTTTGCCGTAGCTTGAGGAGTAGGTGTCCCCCGGGTGGGTTTCCAGGATGTGGTAGGCAACCGGTTTGCCGTACTGGTCCGACTCCACCCCCATCCTAACCTCGTTGCCGCCGGGGAGGGTCTGGTTATATTCCGAGTCCAAACGGTCCGCCTCAATAATCTGCAAGGCAAAACCAAACGGGTTGTTATAACCACGAACCATACGGACCAACACGTCCCCATCACGGGCACAACTACGAAGGGTCAACCGTTGCAAGTCCCGCCACGTCATCTTGCCGGTGGGGGTGCAGTTGGCAGCCTTGCCCCAAATGTTCCAAGCCTGTTCGATTGCAGAGTTGGCAGCCCGGTCCGGTTTGCCTGGTTGGTCCATTATTTTCATCTGCAACCCAATGCCATGGGCACCGAGGACGTTGTTCTCCATGCCGTCCAGGTAGCGGCGGACATAATCGTTGTTCCGTTCCAACTCCCGGCAGCGTCCCCGGAGCCTCTTTAGGTTGCCCCGAATTTCCTCGTCTGCCGTGGTGGTTGGGCTTAACCAATCACTGGTTAACCGGGAAACGTTTGCCCCGTTGTAACTCCTCTTTTGAGGCTTAACATATCCTAACCTCTTGGCTAATTTATCAACTAAACCCATGTTTAAAACCTTGCTTTTACGAGTCTCCCGGTGCCGTGCTTGTTCTCCGTCTGCCGCTTGGCCTCCTCCAGTTTTAACTTGTCCTCGTAACGTTGCAGGAGGTCCGCCAATTCCTGGATGGGGATTTTATTAATTGAACGTCCACCAATGTTGTAACTCTCCAGGTCGGAGCCGGCCCGTCCCTCCAGAACACTCCGGATGGTTTCAACCATAACCCTTGCGTGGGTCCGTTGGTCTGTAGTGGCGGAAGTGGCTAGGGCATTGAGGTTGGCCTTGATAACCAACTTGCCCGAGTCAACAAGGTAACGCTCCGAGGACTTGGAGGAGTAGGCTTGCCAAGCATAGGTGCCGGCAGTGTAATTGGCGGTAGTCGCCGCCGTAACGCTGACTGCAAAATAACCGGCGGAGGAGTTGCCGGTTGCGCTTATGTCAAACCCCGTGCCGGTGTCGCTTCTAAATGAATAATCCAAGGCCCACCCATCGCCCGGGGTGTAGTCCACCACGGTCTTGTTAAACTTGAGGGTGTCCCCGGCAATTAACTCATACGGTTCTATTGTCGGTACAGTCGCCGCCATTTAGTGGCGATTGTAGGGGCGGAATGGTGTGTTTCAAATATCCACCTTGCGAGGTCTGCCCCTTGGACGTGCCCCCGGTTTGGGAGGTTTGCTTGCGTTAGCTTGGGATGATGCCTTTTTGGCCTCGCTTGTCCTGCTCCCCATGAGACTGCCAAGGTTCAACTTGGCACCACACTCGGGGCACTTGATTGGTTTTTTAGCCACGTTAGTTAAGGTGGTTGCCCTTTGCCTCGCCTGACACACCCCACTCCACCATGCCCCCGTCTATTATAATGGGGTCCGGTCTTTTGGCCTCCACGTTGGTAAACACCAATTCCGCCACCCGTGTCCCTTCTTTGTTTTGGATGGTAACAATCAA